GTCAGGCTGACGGGCTTTAACCCGTATACAGCTGGAACGCTAGGATATGCCATAGAAAACTCCTAAAAATTTAAGAACCCCTACCAAATGTGGTCGAAGATTTCCGCTCTTGGAAGATCGGCATTCTTGGATCACTTTGGCGCAGTAAGTTATTGTCTACAGCCTCCACTTGAGCTTGTGTCTGTTTGGCCTCATAAGCAGCACGTTGAGCCACAAATTCTTCTGGAGCTTTGCAAAGCAATAACCCGCCAATCTCAATGTTCCCCGCGAAGGGACCGTCGTGACTAGCTAGCAGTCTAAATTTTGGTTGTTCTTCGATCGTCACAGGTTCCCAACCTTCGCGCAATTTTGATGAAATATTGCGAGGATCAGACATGTTCAGAGTCGAAACACGAATCCATCTGTAAGCAAAACCTGGTTCCTTATCGGGTTCCGGNAGGAGTTCGGGTGGCATCCACTGCTTGGGACGCTCCGTCAAAGTTCTACTTTCTAATTCACGCTGCAATCTGTTTGTTGCCATTTTTAGGACTCCAATTTGAGGACTTCACGAGCATATTGCTCGTTGGTCAAGTTAAACTTCTTAGCCAATGCTTGTTGCGATTTTGTCAGTGTGACTGCCTTTTTAGGAGCAGAACCACGTGACGCTGGGGCAACTACGCTGCTGGCTTTTTGTCGTGCAGGTTTTTCCTCCACGTTAGGAACGTCNAATTCTTCTGGGAACCGACTTTGAACTTCACTGTCGATACGTTTGTAATACTCATCCGTACCGATAAACTGTTTACCATAAGTCTCTTCAAGCTCGTCGTGGACTCCTTCAGCGAATCTACGCATCGACTTTTTCTTGGGGTCTGTGAACCAAGTGTTCCTAGATACCCAAGCAGCGACTTTTGGATCTAACTGCTGTGCAGGCTGNGCCTGTTTTTGTATAGTTTGTGGCGCCTCAGTTTGAGGGTTTGGCATAGTTGGCCTGAAATTTTTGGCTTTGTCAAGCTTTAAATTTGCGGCTATCAACTCTTGTTGCGCTTCAAGCAATTTGCTAGCGTCTCCAGAGTCGTATGCTTCCACATAGTTTTTCTTAGCTTTGTCTACTTCCATCTCAGCAGATGTCTGGTAGGTGCTTAAAAGTTCTTTCTCTCCAGAGTGGAGCATCTCCTTTAGACGACGGTTCTCGTCCAAAATCCTCTGGGCAGCGTTAAGCGCCTCTTGCTGTTCACGCAAGGCTCGCTCTTTTTCCCGACGCTCATCATGCCAAGCTTTCTTGTACTGTGTAAACTTGAGCTTTACATTTTTAGAATACTCTTTAGACGCATCGAGCGTCTCCAAGTCTTCTTTGATGTTGCTGGGCAACGGCTCGACATTGCGATCTTCAGGAGGAGTATCGTCAACAATATTGATTTCTATCTCATCAGCATTGTCTTTCTCTTGCGCCTTTGTATCGGGTTCTAGCTCGTCGGGAAATTTAAATTCTTCGACTTGTATTTCTGCCATTTGTACGCTCCTTATTTGCGTTTAATTCCGCGAGGATCGTCAACAACTCCCTCGACGGTATCTTCATTGATGATACGGAATTCTCTGCCGTGAATGATTAGACGGCTACCCGAGTTAGGTCTTACAAGGATGAAGTCACCCTTCTTGCACCATGGGCCTGATGGATAACGGGTCTTGTCTGTATAACAGTCTGGCCCCAAGTCCACCACAAAAAGAACAGTAGTCAGAACTTCTTCTGTCCTAATGGTCTCATCGGCTTTAATCAGTCCGCTTTCGAACTCTTTTTCTACTTCAGGAATAGCACACAGAATCTTCCAGCCTGACGGCTTTGGTAACTGCTTTGCTTTTTCCTCCCCTGTTTTATCCATTAACGCGGATAAATCCACTGCCAAGTCCATGTTCAGATTAGTCATCCGATTCCTCTAGTCGTTTGTTCAGGCCAATTATGTAACTGCGTGCAGTAAGGAGGCCACGAACCTCACCACAAACTCTTTTGTACTCGGCGTAGTCTTCAGCTTTTCCGTCGCTGATCGCTTCTTGGAGTTGATCTATCTTTCCGTCTATCTCTTGTAGCAATACTTTGAATGCTTGGTCAACTTGCATTACTCATCCTTTTTAGGTGGTGTCTGCTTCGCAGCAGTTTCTTTTTGCGCGTTAGCCTGATGTTCGGCTATATCTTTCTTAAGCAGTAACTCTTTGTGATGCTTGATCGCATCTATGCCTGTCTTGAACCCTTCGATCTGCGACTTGTGCTCGCGAGATGTTTGTTCACTGATTGACTTGACCGCCAACTGTGCGCCAGCCACTTGTGCTTGCGAATTAATTCGGTCACGCTCAATCTGCAACTGATCGCGTTTGATCTGCAACTCAGCTTGATCGCGTTGAGCATCCATCTGTTGCTTCTGGGCTTTCAGCTGGAGCTCTTGCTGCTGCATCTGAATTATGGGGTCTTGAGCGGTTTGCTGGTTCTTCTGCTGTTGGGCTTCTTGTTGATGCTGCTGTAAAAGCTGTTGCGCAGCTTGAGCAGCCATTTGAGAGACTTGTACTTCAATTTCTGGCGGGATAGCTTCTGCATTTTGATCGTCCTCATCGTTCTCATCATATTTAGGAAGCGCAATGCCCATGCGTTGCTCGATCTGTTTGCGATACTCATAGGCCAAGTGTTCAGCCATGTGAGCTTCCATCGCAGACGTGATCTTCTGCGCTACGTCTGGACTCTGCGCCAGCAGTTGCTGTACATGCGGGTCTTGCCCCAAGGCCATGTGCACCTTGATATGTGCCTCATGATCTTGATACAAAAACGCTTTTACAGGCTTGTTCATCAACACGTTCATGTTCTCAGTCACAGGATCGCGTGGCTTCATATCTTCTGGTAGAGGTATGAGCTTCTGATAGTTNGCGATACCCATAGCATCCAACATCTGACGATGTAGATATGGCATGTCATAGATCTGTGGATCGGTCTGNGCCAACTGGATCGCAGCTTGCCACTGAACCACCTTCTGCGCCATAGTAGAGGCGTTGGGATCAGCTACTGGAATAACTTCTACACTCTCATAGTCTGACCTCATTGCNTGACGNCTACCNTCTACTGGATCGTATGGGTAATCTTCTGGGCAATTNTCAGCGATGATCTCTTTCAAGAGTCTNAACTCTTGCTTCATTGAGTAGTAGATACGCGCTTGAATAGCGCTCATTGTCTTAAGAGTTCTCTCAAGGATAGCAAGTGTAGTACCTACTGGAGCTTGTGCAGACATATCACTGATCTGAAGATCAGCGGCCCCTGCAAACTTCCTGCCTTCTTCTACGATCTGACCTAAGAGTGCCATCAATACTTGGCTAGGTTCTTTGTAAGGTAGAGGCATCAAGTTGTCACGCATGGTTCCTGATGGAACATCTACGTCACGGAATTCTCCAGGTGCTATGGGAGTGTCGTCTCCTTTGACTCTAAGTCCGCGTGTTTTGAATCCACCAGGCAAATTAGCCAATGAGCCAGCATCGACAAGCTGCCTAAGAAGAGACGTACCAGACTTTGCGAAAGCTCCGATAAGATGTATAAGACCGAAATAATAGAAACCAAAACCAGGTATATAGCCGTAATGAACGAAGTGCTGACGCTTTTTATGCTTCTTATCACCTTCTTTCCAATTACGTCTAATAGATAGTACATTGTTGGTTCCCTTCTCAATGGTAATAATATAGGGAAGAGCCAGCCCTGACTGTTCACCATCTTTGCCNGTATGNTCAAACCCTGGAAGATCAAGGTCTACNCTCATCTCTAGCAACTTGTAACGGTCATCAGATGTAGCTTTGAAGCCTAGCTTTTCAGCAATCTTCTTCTCAACCTCATCCATGACTTGTACAGGTTCACCTAGATCAATGTCTCGGTAAAAACCTTCAATTTGCAAGCGACGGATATCGTGAACTGTCTTACGCATCACATGCGTGACCCGAGGAGATGACTGTAAGCTAGAAGCCCCATAGGGGACAACCACATCTTCTGCCGCCACAAAGATAGACACTTGACGCTCAAGATAAGGATCTTCATAAATCTTCTTGAACGCATTGCCTGATAGTCCCAAGCCCCACAACATGCGCTCGTGCTCGGGGCGATACTCTTGCATGACGTCCATCAACTGATGGTTCATATCATCTGCCACACGCTCGGCAGCTTGTTTCTTTTCTGTAGTTTCTCTACCCATGACTTTTGTCTTCACGGGCCCCATGGCTGGGAATGTTGCCATCATTGTCTCAGCTTGGAACTTGACCAACGCCTCTGACAGTAGTGGGTGATAGACGCCGCAAGCGCCTTCCCATGGCTCTGATCTTTCTTCTATCTTCAAGCCCAATAGTTCTAGGCCATCGACATAAGTTTGTACCCAATCTTTACGGGCGGCAACGTCACTCTCATAGTCAGCTACCAACTCACTAGCCAGACTCTGAAGTTCTCCTTCAGGAATGTATTCAGCCAAATTAGCGCCAAACTCTATCTCATCATCTTCCTTATTCATGTGTAGAAGATTGACCCCGCCTGCATTAATATCTATCGCTTCTGGGTCTTCAATAGTTATTTCCAAATCAGGTTCCTGATCCTCATCCTCATCGTCAGCCAACTGATCCAACCCAAGCGGGGCCTGTCCTAATGATTTAACGATTGCCATGGTTATCTCTTCTTTAAAGTTGCCGCATTTGTGCGGGGGTCGTAGGTGAAATCTTTGGTTGATTTACCTAATCTTTTTGACGCTCTATCTTTTGCCCGTTCTTCAGCGGTCATGGCGTTGCGTTTCTTGCCTTCAGCAGTAAAAGTTTTCCCGTCTGCTTTCAACTGACCCCGCTCTTGTAGGATCTTAATAGCCGACTCACGATTGCCAACCTGCGCTGCCAACCGGTTAATCAACTGTCCACGACCCATGAACTTCTGCGTTGCCATTAGTAATACGCCGCTTTCTTTCGGTACTTGAATAAGAAGTCGTCATCTGGCTCATCATTTGGNAGGCGAATAAATCCCCCCTGCCTGAACCGCATCAGAGCCAATGTTGTCGAGTCTACCAAATCATCGTTGGCTCCGCTAGGAAAATCATTACACTCCTCAATCACTTCCCTGGCCCAACGATGGTCAGGAGCCCAGACTATCCCTGATGAGAATAAATCTGATACAGCATTTACCCTAGCTATTTTGTCTTGTCCTTTTCCTGGGGTGAACTCTCCGACGGGGATGCCCATACGTCGGAACTCCTGATAGAGGGCTGACCCGTTGGATTTCTTCTCAACCATGAATGCATCGGGTTGCCATTCCTTATATTGCTCAAGACAGAGCTTCTTGAGGTCAGGGAACTCCATCCGCTTTTTAATTGAGTTAAGAAGGATGATGTTGTAGTTGTTGGTTCGCTCATTTANAAATACTCCCCATGTTGTTAAAGCATTGTAGTCGGATCGGTTGGTATTCTCTTGTGCCGCGTCCAACGACATGATGATGAACTCACACGGGGGAGGCGTGCTCTCTTCCCATATCTGCCACCACTCTCTCTTTATTAGAGCACCTTCTTCTGACACAGGGTTCTGCATGTACTGGGCATTCCAGTACCGTACATCAAGTGCTGCTTTTTTAGCCAGTAGTTCTTCCACAGGCCAGAACTCAGGCCACAAGGCTTCTCCGTCATCTTTGATTGCAGGAAACTCAATGACCTCCCAAGGATCGACACCATCCTCTTTGTTCATCTGGCTGACAATCTGACCCGTCAAATCTAACTTTGACCAACGGGTCATGACGACGATGATCGCACCACCCGGCATAAGACGTTGGAGAGGGCCAGACTGAANCCACTCCCAANCAGGAAGAAAAACATCCGGTCTGCCAGTCTTGGCGTCCTGCTCACTATGTGGATCATCGATAATAAAAAGATCAGCGCCGCGCCCAGCCAAAGCACCGCCAACACCGATAGCAAAATATTCACCATTGAAATTCGTCCCCCAGCGTGATGCCGATTTACTATCAGCTTGTAGTTCTACTTGCGGAAAAATATCTTTGTAGTTATCAGAGCCCACAAGATTACGCACTCGNCGACCAAAGTTAACTGCCAGATCAGCAGTGTGAGAAGCCATGATAACTTTTTTATGNGGATACTTACCCAAGAACCACGCGGGCGCAAGATAGGATATGAGCTCAGACTTACCATGTCGAGGAGCAATATTAACAATGACACGCTTTTTCTTTCCTGAGGCGATATCTTCAAAAATCTGAGCGAGTTTAAGGTGGTGTGGCCCAACCTTGTAACCAGGATAAACATGTTTGACAAAATCAAGGAAGGACTCCTTACTAATAGATTGAGTTAAAAAGCCCTCATACTTCTCTATTAGTAACTTGGCTTTGCGTTTTTTGTCGTCGGGTAACTTAGGCAGCGCTTGCCTTAATTTAAATAACTTCTCTGGTGTGATGGTNTCAGAGAGCATTTTGTTCCTGTCTCACAATTTCTTTTGCTTCGACTTCAATGAACTTGTTCTCAACTTCCTCAATCAAGTCAACAAGTTCTTTCTCAACCTCTTCAATCGTTTGAAGTTTGACCGTTACCTCACTGCGCTTCTTAAAGGCATCGACACCATCGACTTCACCTAAGACACGCAAAGCTGACACCATGGTCTTGACATCCTTGGACGCTTCCACAGATTGCACGAGTTTGTTGACCACGTACATCTTAATATCAGCTAGGTCATTAACAATAGACACATTCATCTGGGCAACCATGCCCGCTAAATATGCCAATGTTTCGTTAGGATATTGAGCAAAGTCTGGTCGTGCCTTTGGGTNTTCCATCATTTCTTTAGCAAGTGCGTTTGCTTGACTGGCATTTTCTGCAGTCGGCGTGATTGGCTGCCCAGTGAGATCGGACATTAGCTTGATGACGTTCGCACGCATGTTTAACTCTTCTTGCGGCGACAGTAAGGGGAACGCTTCTTGAGCGTTGTGTGGCAGAGGAATGTTNTCCTCAATGGNGGGTATAAGTTCGTGCATGTCTGACCCTATCAGTTTTGCGTAGTGTAAAGGATTAATTGACTAAATGCAACGAGGTTCTGTGTTTGGCACGGAATGAGGAGTGGTTCCATCAAGGGGGGTGTTCTGTAAAAAGCGGCAATAACTAGTTGTGCTGCGTTTGAGAAGGGGGTGGGGGGTGGAGTTTTGAAAAAATATAGAGTTGTTTGTGTAGGTTTAGGGGTATGGGGTGAGAGATGGGACCCGTTCAAAAAAGGGGGTGTAGGGGTCTAGTTAACGGTCCACACCATGATGGATTGACAAGCCGATTAAAAACGTGGCATAAGATAATCATGGCGGACACAATGTTCGTCATCGCAGTGCATAAGCATTGTGCAATTTATCTTAAAGGAAAACATCATGGCTAAGGCTATCATTCAAAACCCTACTATCAACTACAAGCAGGGCGCCTACAAGCAAGCGCAAGCGGGTGACGTAATAACATCATTCGCAAGCGACGTGCTAAGCGCAAACCCCGCCTATCGCATCGACAAGTCTCTGCCTGAAACTGTAATGGCGGACATCATCGATGGATATCGTCAACGTTGGGACGAAATTAATCCCCCATGCGAATATGCGGTCATCGATGGAAACTATATCAAGATTAACGAGGAAAACCTCGCGAAGTTTCCTAAAATCAAAGAAGCTAAGGAGAAAAACATTATCGGCATGGCGTTTGCTTTCTCTTACTCACAACAGAAAATTGGTGAGTTAAAAGCAAGTAATAAGGGATTATATGAAGTACTCATCGA